GCTTAGATGTCTAGCACGGCTCCTATGATGCCGACAAGTGCCAAAGATATTATTGCGATGATCATCGGGGCCACGCTATCGCAATAGCTGTGCAGAAGACGATGCCGGCTAGGCAATACATGATCCGGTCAGCCATTTTTCGACCATATCTTCTTGCGCGTCACCACGTCCGGCATTGGCTCGGCTGGCGGCAGTTCAGGGTGGTCTTCAGCGATAAGCGCCGCTATGTCCCGCTCGACTGCATCCATTGGCGACGGCGCTGCTAGGCTCGCCAACTGAGCGTATCCGGCAATGTCGTCCCAGTGGTCGCGAAAGTTAGGGTCACCGTTCAGGATCCGCGCTAACTTAGACGCGATCATTTCAATTGCCTCGGCTTGCGGCTCTGTAAGCCTGTTCCAATTCTTGGACAGCATCATGGTTAATTTGATCTTCTGACTTGTCTCGGCTGTCTTCGCGTACTGCCCGTGGGTCTTCTCTCGTTCCTCTAACATTTGATCCTCTTTCTAACACCGCCTGTGCGGCTACTGTTGACGTGTAGTGGTAGGTAATTTGACCATCATGCGTGCTTGCACGCCATTGGCCTTTCCATCTGTTGAGGCTGATCCAACCTAATCGGTTGTCTTGCTCGTCCGCAACAATGAAACAGTCATCCCCGTCGTAGATTAAGTTCATGGCGTTTAATCCCGTAAAAAACAGTGCTGTGATCCCGATCACCTATGTAGCGCCCGATTTGGGGCAGCGACAGGCCAAGCTCTTTGTTTAGCCGATAGTAGGCCAACATCCGCGCATTGATAAATTTTTTGCTACGGTTGTGGCTGGTCAACTGATCCATCGTGATACTGTGCAAGGTGCAGACCTCACGCAAGATTAGTTTCCATTTCGGAACCCCGGCAACGCCTGCAATTTTGAGCAGTTCGTGCGCCTCGCGGAACTGCTCCGACGTAGGTGTTGAGCGCGGTGGCGGTGGCGGTGGTGGTGGTGGACGCACTACCACTGGCGGTGGCGGTGGCGCGCCTGCCCACAAGCGCGCCTTGACCGCCTTATAGTGCTGTTGCAAGTCGTTCATCTATAATCCTCCCGGTGTCCATGTGCTGTATATAAACCCGCGCCTGTGGGTGCGTTTCGCACCAAAGCTCGTACACCATCTCAGCGTCCGCTAAATTGTCTTCGACCGTGTCATCGGCGAAGTCGTCTTCAATTACTTCAACGAAATAATGAACCTTGTCATAGCGTCCCATTATTGCACCCTTTCGATCCGATAATCGCCCGCGTCATAGTCCGGCATCTCTTGCAGTAGGTCGTCGATCTCGGCCTGCGCCTCTTCAACCGTGTCGAACACCCACGGCACGCCGTCGTCGTCGTGCCATAGGTTCGCCCAGCCATCAACATAGGTTCGCGTCAATACTTGATACATGGTAACCCCCTGTTAACCTATGACGACATCGCCGATATCGGACATGGCAAGCGCGAGCGCGATTGCGTCCTTGCGCGTCCGATAATGCGACATCAAGCGTCGCTCATTACAAACATCATCTTCAAACCATAATTCCCACCGCTTGCCATTTTTTAATACGTACCATGTCGTCTTCATTATAACCCCCAAAGAATGATTGCAGTGACGAAAGCGCCTAGGCAGGCAATTTCTATTATATCCGTAACAAAATCTTTTAGCATGATCAACCCCTATTGTTTCGATTATCTGATATTATAATAAAAAGTTTAATAAGATGTTAACGTGATCCAGTTTGATCAAATTGTGATCCAATTAAGATCCTATTGGCTAGTCATGCGTGAAGCTGGACAAGCGAGCGTATGCAAGCGCCGGGACTAGGCGCTTGCGATATTGCTAGCTAGTAAAATCGCTACGCTTCAGTCTCGAATACCCATTCCAAGTAAATCGCGCCGTCTAAAGCTGGATCATCTAAAGCAGGCTCATCGTCCAGAATGTAGTCGTCGTATCGTATGACGCGACATAAAGAGAGATCACGGCTATGATAGTCTAAGCAGCCTTCGAATGTGTTCAAATCATATTCAGACGGATCCACGCGGCTGAATTCAGCCCATTCAATAATGCGGGATATAAAATCAGCTTCATCGAATACCGTCCAGATTTTACGATCCCCGCGATGAGGCTGGTCGACGATGATCAAGCCATCCTTAAATCGTGAAGCTTCATTAATTGCATATTTCATGTTCACCCCCGTTAACACTAGCAGAATTGCTAGCTATCGAGCGGCACGCATGACGTGCCGCCTATAGCTAGCAACTAAGCTGCAAAATGCGACGCTGTCGGCCCATGTGCCATAATGACCATTGATATTTTTGCTTTCGCGCTTGTGCCACCACAAGCGCGGCATGTGGCGCAAGTCGTTTTATATCCGGCTTCTTTACTTGCGGGACAAATTGCCTCGCTTGCTTGCTTCTCTTCGCTCGCATGACGAACACGAAACGTCCTCCAGCCAAGCGCTTGCGCTTGCTCTAAATCCGCAACGCTATCGGCGCTTGCCATGCAAAGCAATTTGAAAGCCTGAAAGCGCGCATCACGCCATTGGTGCGTATAACCATTTTTCGCGATAACTTTTAGAGTGCACGCACGCCAAATTTGGAAAGGCACGGCTGCGCCGTCACCATATGCGCCTATTCTAAAAATTAATCCCGCGAATAGATCGGGCAAGATTGCCGGATCATAATCAATGTGCGGGCGGGCATAGCGCCCGCGCATATATGCGCCATGCACGCTCATGACCGATTTGGATACATTGACGTAGCATGACCGCTTAATTTTTCCGGTCAATTCGTCTAGACGTGGGCGATGTTGACATGATCCACAAATTGAAACGTCCGAACCGTCGCGCAATGCTTCCATTGGCGACATATCCGAACGGATTATAAAAGTCTGAACCATTGCACCCGTTTTGACGTTATTACTTGCATCGGTAATGCGATTAGCAATCGCAACGATTGGTTGACCGTCAATCGCGCTTGCGCCTTCATAGAGTATTACACCTCTAAACGTGCCGCGCTTTAACGCTTTGAGCATATCTTTTGCATTCGTTATCATTATGTTCACTCCCATGAACGATTGCCACTATTGGCAATCTGGAAACGCCCGCGCATGACGCGGGCGTGATCAGATTGTCATACTATTTCAAGAATGGCGGATATAGCATTATCGCGCCAAGGATTTGTAATTACCGAATAGCGGTGTAAACCTAATCTTTTCAGCGTATATCGCTCAGGATGCGCGCGATAAGCCCGCAATAAATTAGCTGTTTTATATCGTTCATCAATAGCTTGATATTGAGGCGCATCTTCGAAGTAAAATGTGAATTGTGGCTTTGTCATTTTACATACTCCAATACATCATCCCAATTATCAGTAATTAAAAAGCAATCGCCTGTTTCAATATTGCAAACCGAAAACCGTTCACCACCTGTTTCGCGATCATCTGGATTAGCGTTATTAATAAAAATATGAAACGCGCCGAATTGCCATGATGGGCAAACGTCGTGCTGCCATGAAATATCCTTCCAATGCTTCGGGATAGGCGGAAGTGTTGCGGTGTCGTATTCTGGAAATGCAATTGATATCATTGTGAACCCCTAATTTTTCAGGCGTGATTGCCTATCATTTTTGTATCATAAAAATTGTTATGACGTCAAATGTTATGTTTCTAGGTATTTATTCAGGCACGTTTTGCGTTTTGTAAGATTATTGTGCCAAAATTGGCAAAGTTTTGGCAACGGTTTCTGAGTGCTAGCAAGGGCTTTCGGTTGTATTGTCATTTTATGTTAATAAGTTAAAAATTTGAATTTATATAGGTATATAGTCCTACTGTTCCGTCGAGCGCTAGCGATTTAAAACCGATGACAATATCGCCAATAACGCCAATGACCGCGCAAAATCAAAAATCCGCAACAATTAGTTTTGCGAGCAATCATACGTCGACGCAATAAAAGCTGTTGCAGGCCCCTTAAAATCGGTTTGAGCGCTATGTCAAAAATCAGGCACATTTACGTTCCATAATATTCCACGCAAACAAATGTGAATTGCCGAATTGGCACAATACCCGGAATGCAGGCATAAACCCAATCTGCCGGCAAAAACCCATTTTGAGTCACGTCACCCGTTTGGTTGTGGATAGCACAAGCCGGGTTATAATCCTCTTGCTGCCAGCCTTGACCCATTTTGGGTCTAATGCCCCGTTTGCTTGTGGATGACCTATTTTGGGCCACGCCAGGCTTGACAGCCTATACCTTACGTAAGGTCAAGGCAGGGGGGGGTGGGCCCTAGCCGACCGGTCAAATCCTACGCAGGGTCTGCAAAAAATTTTTTATTGAAATCCAAATTTGACCCTGTTATAAAACCGCGCATGAAATCATTTCATTACGAGCCGAGAGAGATCAAAGCTACAGAGGCGCGGCTACGGTCGATCTACGACGCCGCGTATCTTGGCTTGAAGGGTGACTCGCTCGCGCTGGCTGCGGGACTGATGCCGGTGGAGTACCGGCAACTGTGCCAACTGGATCCGGTAGCCGAGTTGGCAGAAAAGCAAGGCCGCGCTGACAGCGAGATCACGGCTAGCCGGGCGCTGCACAACGCAGCCCAGCAGGGCGACGCCAAGGCCGCACTCGCCATCCTGCAACACCGGCATGAATGGTCGGCCAAGCAAGAGATATCAGTCGATATTTTTCAACGCATTTCAATTACACAAGCATTGGAAGATGCCAATGCACGTGTTATAGAAGGTATGGCTATACACAATGAAACCCCTCACCGCGTCAACGATGAGAGGCTTCTAACCAACAACCATTTAGGAGATGGCGATGGCTACCAATTTGATAACACAAGCGCGCTTGAAAAATCTACTGCGTTATGACGCAGACACGGGGGTTTTTACGTGGGTGTACACCCGGCCAAAATGCCCAAAAAACGCCGTGGCAGGCTGGCGGTGTAAAGATGGCTACACTATGATTTGTTTAGATTATCGGATATACAGAGCGCATCGTTTAGCTTGGCTATATGTACACGGCGTTTTTCCAGATGAACATATGGATCACATAAACAATACGCGAACTGACAACCGTATAGTTAATTTGCGCCCCGCTACGCCCGCGCAAAATCAACAAAACTTAAAACTTAGGCGCGATAGCACATCTAAACACGCGGGCGTATCATGGTCAAAAGCCCACGATAAATGGTACACTTACATAAACGTATCCACTAAACGTAAATTTTTAGGTTTGTTTGCTAATATAAACGATGCAATAATGGCCCGCAAACAAGCTGAATTAACATACCACCCATTTAAAGGGCGTTAATAGATGGCCCAACTGCCGGTTTATAAGTCGCAAGATGAGCAGATTCTAATGACGCGCCTGTGGTCGCCGCAGTTAGCGAACGATCCTGAAGCGTTCGTGTTGTTCGTTTTCCCGTGGGGCCAACCCAATACACCCTTGGCCAAGTTCAAGGGGCCGCGCAAATGGCAACGCTTGATCCTGCGCGAACTGGCGGATCACATTAAGAGGAACGACGGCAAGCTGGACATGGAGACGTTCAGGTTGGCGGTCAGTTCAGGGCGCGGTATCGGCAAGTCGGCGCTCGTCAGTTGGCTGATCCTGTGGATGCTATCAACGCGCATTGGCTCGACCATCATCGTGAGTGCCAACTCGGAAGCGCAGTTGCGCTCTGTAACCTGGGGCGAGTTGACCAAGTGGGCGGCGATGATCATCAACGCGCACTGGTGGGAAATCAGCGCGACCAAGCTCATGCCCGCCAAGTGGATATGCGAACTGGTCGAACGGGATCTTAAGAAGGGTACAC